CAGTTTCTAAGCTCTGACAGGTCTAAGCATAAGCTCATCAAAAAGCAGCACCCAGACTTAGACATCCGCTTTGTTTTTAGCAACTCAAAATCACGGATAGGCAAAAAATCAAAGACAACTTACGCCATGTGGTGTGAACGCAACGGCTTTTTGTATGCCGACAAAAGCATTCCACCTGAATGGATCGAAGAGAAGTTGTCTGCAAAACAATTAAACAAGGCAAAGGAATTATGCAAAAGAGAAGTGAAACAGAAAAAATCATAATCCACTGCTCTGCAACTAGACCCAGCCAAGACATTGGATCAACAGACATTGACCGATGGCATCGAGAGAAGGGTTGGTTGAAGATCGGCTACCACCTCGTTATCACCCGCGACGGCACACTAGAGCTTGGGCGTGATCTTGATGAGGTAGGCGCACACGCATATGGACACAACGCAAACAGCGTGGGTGTCTGCATGGTAGGTGGGATTGATGAAGACGGTCAGCCCGACGACAACTTCACAAGCGAGCAATGGAACACCCTAGATATAGTCATCGACTACCTAGAACTGCTCTACCCAGATGCAGAAGTAATTGGACATAACGACGTGTCAGACAAGGCTTGCCCTTCGTTTGATGTAGGAGAATGGGATGAGGCAAGAGGCTGAAACGTCAGTCTGCATTGCACATGAACCCTGTCCACAGTGCGGCTCAAGGGACAACTTGGGCCGTTACTCTGACGGGCATGGGTGGTGTTTTGGCTGTGGTTACTACGAGAAAGGAGAGCAAGTGGAAACATCACCATTCAAAGATGTAGAGTTCGCTCATGGCGAGCATAAAGAACTCAAGAAGCGGGGCTTACATCAAAGCACCTGCGCTAAGTTTGACTACTGTGTAAGTACGCACAACAGCAAAGCCTGTCAAGTAGCAAACTATTATGTTGACCGTAAAGTGGTAGCCCAAAAACTTCGCTACCCCGACAAGTCTTTCCAATGGGTCGGCTCTAAGAAACAAGTAGGGCTTTTCGGTCAACACCTATGGCGTGACGGCGGTAAAATGATTGTCGTCACAGAGGGCGAGATAGACTGCCTGTCAGTCTCTCAGGTCAACGGTAACAAGTGGCCTGTAGTCAGCATCACCTCAGGCGCTCAAGGCGCTAAGAAGGACGTACAGAAAGCCCTAGAGTTCCTTGAGAGCTACGAGACTGTGGTCTTTATGTTTGACATGGATGAACCTGGTCAACAGGCGGCTATCGAGTGCGCCGCAATCCTCACCCCCGGCAAGGCTAAGATAGCCACGCTACCCCTCAAAGACCCCAACGAGATGCTCGTGGCTGGCAAATCGAAAGAGCTGCTGACTGCCATGTGGGAAGCCAAGGTCTATAGACCTGACGGCATCATCTCAGGGGATGACCTCTGGACTGCTGTGTCTACTGACGAGGTGGTTGAGTCTATCGACTACCCATATGCAGGCTTAAACGAAAAGACCAGAGGGTTACGTCAGTCAGAGCTGACCACCATCACAGCCGGTAGTGGGATAGGCAAGAGTAACCTAGTTCGAGAGATCGGCTACCACCTAATCACCAAGGGTGAGCGTGTGGGTTTCATCATGCTTGAGGAGACTGTCAAGCGTACTGCTCTGGGCTTGATGGGCCTGCATCTTAACAAGCCACTCCACCTTGGTATGCCACAAGATGAGAACCTAGACCTGCGAGGAGCCTATGATTTCACAATCGGTAATGGACGCACTTATTTTTACGATAGCTTTGGCTCTACTGCTATCTCGAACCTATTATCACGCATCAGATTTCTGGCACAGGGATGTGAGTGCAAATGGGTTATTTTGGATCATCTTAGTATCGTTGTCTCTGGTTTGGCTGATGGGGATGAACGACGGTTGATCGACAATGCAATGACATCGCTTAGAACACTGGTTCAAGAGACAGGCGTCGGCTTGATTCTAGTGTCCCACCTCAAGCGCCCAAGCGGTGACAAAGGTCACGAGGAAGGTGCAATCACTTCTCTTTCACAGCTACGGGGTAGCCACGCAATAGCGCAACTCTCCGACACCGTGCTTTCCCTAGAGCGCGACCAGCAGGGAGAGAAGGCCAACGTGACCACCGTGCGGGTGCTGAAGAACAGGTTTAGCGGGGAAACCGGCATAGCCTGCTATCTCCAGTACAACCATGAGACAGGGCGTCTCAGTGAAACCGACTTAATCTTTGACGAGGTGAATGATGAGTTCTAGTTACATATTTGACTTAGAGACAGACGGCCTCCTAGATGAAGTCACTCAGATCCACTGTCTTGTCTTGAAGAACATCGAGACAGGTGAGGCCATTGGCTACACCGGCAAGGGCATATGGACTGAGGGTATCCCTAAGCTAGAGCAGGCTGATCTAATCGTAGGCCATAACATCATCAAGTATGACATCCCGGTGTTTAAGAAGCTGGGTAGGTTCAACCCCAAAGGCACTGTCAGAGACACTCTGGTATGCACAAGGTTGATCTACGCAGACATTAAGAACAGCGACTTCAAGCGTAACGAGTTCCCCAAGAAGCTCATCGGTAGCCATAGCCTACGGGCATGGGGCCACCGCATAGGCAACTACAAGGACGACTACGATGGAGGCTGGGAGGAATACTCAGATGAGATGCTCTCCTACTGCTTCCAGGACGTGGAAGTAACCGCAACGCTTTGGAAGAAGATTCTTAAAGCTGACTACAGTGAACAATCAATCCAACTAGAACATGAAGTCGCAGAGATTATATTCAGACAAGAAACTGCTGGATTTGCCTTTGACACAGAGGCTGCTGGTAAACTCTATACGACGCTTTCAGCACGGAAGCTGGAGATCGAAGAGGAGCTTGGCAGGCATGTCCCGCCGTGGAAGGTAGAGCTAAAGACAAAGACCAAGCTCGTACCCTTTAACCCCGCCAGTAGAGATCAATGCGCCAAGGTACTGATAAGCCACGGATGGAAGCCTGAGGTTTTCACTGAGGCAGGCAAGCCCAAGGTCGATGAGACCACCCTTTCACAGATCACAAAGAACGTCAGCTCAGACCAGCTAGTCCCACTAGCAAAGCTGATGACTGAATACTTTCTGCTGATAAAGCGACTAGGCCAGCTTGGTGATGGATCACAGGCATGGCTTAAAGTCGAGAGGGCGGGGCGCATCCACGGAAGTTGTAATACTAATGGAGCCGTCACGGGTAGAGCTACGCATAGCTTCCCCAACGTGGCACAGGTTCCGTCCGTGGGTGCCCCCTATGGGCATGAGTGCAGGTCTCTGTTCACAGCGTCCCCCGGTAACAAGCTAGTAGGCATCGACGTGTCTGGCCTTGAGCTGCGGTGTTTGGCTCACTACATGGCGAGATACGATGGGGGTGCCTATGGGGAGACTGTGGTCAACGGTGATATCCACACGGCTAACCAAGAGGCTGCTGGCCTTGCCACGCGCCCACAAGCAAAGACATTTATCTATGGCTTTTTGTATGGAGCTGGGGCTGAGAAGCTAGGCTCGATTGTAGGCGCAGGGTCTAAGGAAGGTGCAAAGCTCAAGGCTAGGTTCCTGAAGAAGATCCCTGCCCTTGCAAACCTCATAGATAAAGTCCAAGAGGCCGCAGAGCGTGGCTACCTCATCGGTTTAGATGGTAGGCGCGTGACTGTCCGATCCCCACACGCAGCCCTCAACACCCTCCTACAATCCGCAGGCGCACTTATATGTAAGCAGTGGATGGTGGAGTTTGACAAAGCTCTCAAAGAGCAAGGGCTGGATGAGGCTTGTCAGCAGGTCGCGTGGGTACATGATGAAATTCAACTAGACGTAAAGGTAGGTATGGAAGATGACATTGGAAAACTTGCAGTACAATCTATTGAGCGAGCAGGAAAACACTTCAACATCCGTTGCGAACTCACGGGGGAATACAACGTCGGAAACAACTGGGCAGACACCCACTAACATCAACTGTGAATACATGGATGGCGAGTGGTGGTATGTGGGAGCCTTTGACGGCTACAGGCGCAGGCTCACGGCTTACAATAGAAAGAACGACACACGCATGTTTGTCAATGGCAAGTATGTTCCAAAAGCCCACCCGTTGCACAAGCCCGGTAATTATAAATCATGGGAAAAGGTACACGACCACCAAAAGCTCAACTCAGTCAAGGAAGGTAGTATCTACATCATTACCAACCCTGCATGGCCCGGATGGGTCAAGGTAGGCATGGCAGTGGATGCTGAGGACCGCTGTAAGAGTTTCAATACAGGCAGTCCTTACAGAGATTACGACCTCCAATATTCACACAGAGCAGAGGACAAGCGAGCCGCTGAGAAGCAGGCACATGATATCCTAGAGAAACATTCCGGTGAGCGCCGGGGTGAGTGGTTCAAGATCATGCCATTAGCGGCAATTCATTTACTCAAAACTATCCACAGGAGCAACTGATGCCAAGGACATTATTAATTGATGGCGACATCATCGCCTACCGATACAGCAGTTCAGTCGAGCATGAGGTCGAATGGGGTGACGATGTGTGGTCTCTGTGGGGTGATGCTAAAGAGGCGGCAGGTCTGGTCAGGCAGTACCTTGCACATCTTGTAGACATGACAGCAGCAGACGACTTCGTCTTTTGTTTCAGCGACAAGGAGAACTTCAGAAAAGACGTTGCTCCTACTTACAAGATGAACCGAAAAGCTACTAGGAAGCCCGTGTGTTTCAAGCGACTACGCGAGTGGGTTGAGAGTAACTTTGACTCTGTTTGCTACCCTAGACTCGAAGGCGACGACGTGATGGGCATTCTAGCCACTAGCGATTTAATTCCTGGTGAGAAGGTTATTGTCAGTGAAGACAAGGACATGCAAACCATCCCTTGCTTGCTCTGGCGTCAAGGTGAGATGACAGAAATAACTGAGGAATATGCAGACTATTTCCATCTCTACCAGACACTAGTCGGTGACACTACCGATGGTTACCCCGGTCTCAAAGGTATTGGTGACAAACGCGCTACAGCTTTACTTGAAAAAGAGGCGTCATGGGAAACAGTGGTCAAGGCTTACGAGAAAGCCGGTGAGACAGAAGAAGATGCCCTTGTACAGGCTAGGCTTGCTCGCATCCTCAGAGCCAGTGATTACAACTTCGAAACCAGAGAGCCAATTTTGTGGAGTCCTAAAGTATGAGCATAGACAACGCTAGTTCCCAAGAGTGGGACGAAATGAAAGCTAAGTACGCCAAACTAGCTACTGAAGATGTAGACCTAATTGATAAGCCTCCACATTACAACGCTGGTCAGATTGAGTGTATTGATTACCTCAAGGACACGTTAGGTGATGGGTTTAGCTACTACTTAGAGGGCAACATCAAGAAGTACCTGCACCGCTGGCGCTACAAGAAAGCTGAAATGAACGACCTACGCAAGGCGCGTTGGTACTTAGACAGACTAATTCAAGAGGTTAATAATTAATGGATCAATATCAGCAATTTATTCACAAGTCCCGCTACGCTCGTTGGCTTCCTGAAGAGGGCCGACGTGAGACTTGGGAAGAGACCGTGCAACGCTACGTTGACTTCTTCAAAGACCGTGGACATGTAGACGACCAGACAGCTAAACAAATTTACAAAGCCATTCACGACCTTGATGTCATGCCCTCTATGCGTTGCATGATGACTGCTGGCCCAGCACTGGACAAAGATAATGTTGCTGGGTTCAACTGTAGCTACCTACATATCGACAGCCCACGTAGCTTTGACGAGCTGATGTACGTGTTGATGTGTGGCACTGGCGTAGGGTTTAG